TCTGCAGAATACCAGAAAGCCTTCTGGAATGCTATGCGTACTCGTTCTGGAGAGGGGCTCGATCCAGTAATTAGAAACGCACTACAAATTGGAACCGATACTGAAGGCGGTTATCTTGTACCAGATGAATTTGAACGTACCTTGATTCAGGCCCTTGATGAAGAGAATATCTTTAGAAAGCTTGCTAATGTAATTTCTACTTCTTCAGGTGATCGTAAGATTCCTGTTGTTGCTTCAAAAGGTACTGCTTCATGGATTGATGAAGAAGGTGCAATTCCTGAAAGTGACGATAGCTTTGGGCAGGTTTCCATTGGTGCTTATAAGCTGGGAACCATGATCAAGGTTTCAGAAGAGCTTCTAAATGACAGTGTCTTTAATCTTGAAAATTACATTGCTAAAGAGTTTGCAAGACGTATTGGTAACAAAGAAGAAGATGCATTCTTCACTGGAGATGGTACCGGTAAACCAACAGGGATCCTTGCAGCTACAGGTGGAGCCCAGGTCGGTGTCACTGCGGCAAGTGCTACTGCCATTAATGTTGATGAGCTTTAGACCTTTTCTACTCTCTTAAATCGCCATACAGAAACAAGGCAGTATTTGTTATGAACGATGCAACCATTAAGGCCATTAGAAAACTAAAAGATGGTCAGGGCCAGTACATCTGGCAGCCTTCACTTCAGGCTGGAACGCCAGACACTATTTTAAATAGACCTGTTTACACTTCAGCTTATGTTCCTACTATCGCTGCATCTGCAAAGTCTATTATCTTTGGTGACTTTGGTTACTACTGGGTAGCGGATCGTCAAGGTCGTGTATTTAAGAGACTTAATGAGCTTTATGCAGCTACTGGTCAAGTCGGTTTTGTTGCCACTCAGCGTGTTGATGGAAAATTGATTCTTCCTGAAGCCATCAAAGTGCTTCAGCAAAAAGCATAATGGAGGTGCACTATGAGTTATAACGCAAAGAACTATACCGAACAAGGCGGAGAAAAAACCGTTATTGGTGGAACTCTTGAAATAAAAAGTGGGGCGGTCGTTACTGGCCTCCCTACTGCTGCTAATCAAGTGGCAAGTACTGCAGCTACAGTAGGAGATTTGGTGACAGATTTTAATGCCCTTCTTACTAAACTTAAATCTGCAGGGCTTATGATTTCAGACTAATAAAAGGATGGTGGCAGGATGACTCTTATTGAAAAAGTAAAAGCAAATCTGATACTTGATCATTCAGCCGATGATGGGCTGCTTGAAATGTATATTACTGCTGCCACAAGGTATGCAGAAAGCTATCAGCATCTTCCTGAAAACCATTATTCTCAGACACCTATGCCGGCTACCACAGAACAAGCCATCATTATGCTGTCATCTCATTTCTATGAATCTAGGGATGGCAGCACTGGTGGCTTCTTTTCAGATAATGTTCAGGCTGGTCAGCAGGTGTGGAATACGGTCAACCTTCTCCTTCGCCTTGATAGGGACTGGAAGGTGTAGCCATGAGTTTTGGGAAGATGAATACCTTTATCGATATTGTAGAGAAGGTCACTATTAAAGATGCTGAAGGCTTTAAAACTGAAGTTGATAACATTGTAGCTTCTGTCAGAGCCTATCGTGAAGGTCGGCATGGTAATGAAAAGTGGGCAAATAGAGCCTCCTTTTCAGAGGCTACAGATCTATTTAGATTCAGGTCTATCCCTGGCCTAACCATAACGACATCCATGGTCCTCAGTCATAGTGATAAGAAATTTGAAATCACATCTGTTGAAGATATAAAAGGCCGGGGGATGTACATTGAAGTGCTGGCTAAGGAGGTGATCCCAAGTGGCTAAAGCAACTATGAAAATGCCAGATGATTTTCAAAAGAAGTTATCTAAGCTTGGAGATAAAACCGATGAGATTGTCTCAAAGGTCTTGGAATCAGGCGGAGAGGTTGTTCTTGATAAGGTAAAGCATAATCTAAAGGGTGTCATTGGTAGCGGAACAAAAGAAGCAAGTCGTTCTACTGGAGAACTTGTCTCCTCACTGGGGCTTTCACCTACAAAGCTAGATAGAAAGGGAAATTACAATGTAAAGATTGGTTTTAGTGAACCTAGAAGTGATGGAGATTCCAATGCCAAGATTGCAAATATCCTTGAATACGGTAAATCAGGTCAGCCACCGAAACCCTTCTTGAAGCCAGCAAAGTCCTCCTCAAGGAAGGCCTGTATTGAAACCATGAAAAGTGAGTTTGATAAGGAGATTAAAAAGTTATGAGTTTACTAAAAGATTTAAACATCATACTGGATCCCTATGATATTCCTGTGGAGACTGGTGTGTTTTCTGATATACCCCCCGATGAATATTTGGTTATTACTCCTATGTCAGATAGACTGGATCTCTTTGCGGATAATCAAGGCTATATGATACTTTCAGAGGCACGTCTCTCCCTTTTTACTAAGAAGAACTACAACAAGCGGAAAAAGGAACTGACAAAAGCCCTGCAAGCAGGTGGCATGACCATAACAGATAGACAGTATGTAGGTTATGAGAATGATACAAAATTTCACCATTACGCCATTGACGTAATGAAACAATATGAAATGGAGGAAGAATAAATGGCAACGATTGGATTGGATAGTCTATTTTATGCCAAGATCACAGAAGATCAAAATGGCATTGAAACTTATGGAACACCCAAAGTTCTGGCAAAAGCCATGACAGCAGAACTGAGTATTGAGCTTATTGAGGCAATACTCTACGCAGATGATGGCGCATCAGAGGTAATTAAAGAATTTAAAAGCGGCTCACTGAGCTTGGGAATTGATGATATTGGTTCACTGGTAGCCCAGGATTTAACGGGCTGTAAAATTGACAGTAATAATGTAGTAGTTTCAAGAAGTGAAGATGGTGGAAGTCCTGTGGCCATTGGGTTTCGTGCTAAAAAGGCCAATGGCAAGTACAGATACTTTTGGCTTTACAGAGTTATATTCAACGTTCCATCAACTAGTCTTGCTACTAAGGGCGACTCCATTACATTTAGCAGTCCCACCATAGAAGGAACTGTATTTAGGAGAAATAAATTAGATAGTGAAAACAAACATCCTTGGAAAGCAGAAGTTACTGAAGGAGATAGTGGTGTTGCACCATCAACCATTTCAGGGTGGTTTACCTCTGTATATGAACCAGACTTTACATCGGTAACTCCGACCATTAGTATTACGACCCAGCCAGCTGGAACAACTAATGTAACAGCCGGTAGCATTACAGGAAGTCTTTCTGTAGTGGCGGAGTCTAACACTAGCGATCCAGTCACTTATCAGTGGTATGAAAACACCATCGATAGCACTTCAGGCGGAACCCTAATTAATGGAGAAACCTCTGCCAGCTTTGATATTCCTACGGATCTCTTGGCTGACACCTATTATTACTATTGTGTTCTTAGTCTTATTGGAGCCAGTGATGTAACGACAACTGTAGCCACAGTAACGGTATCTTAATGGGAGGTATATAAAGATGGCAGATGATAAATTAAAGCTTGATGATGTGTCAGAAGAAAGAAGCACCACCATTGATATAGGTGGTACTGAGTTTAAATTGATTCTTACAACAAAAGCGACTAAGGAAATTGCTGGGCGCTATGGTGGACTTGAAAACTTAGGCGAAAAGCTGATGAAAACTGAGAACTTTGAAATGGCTCTTGCAGAGGTAGTATGGCTTATTACCCTTCTCGCAAACCAGTCCATCTTGATTCACAACATCAGAAATAAAGACGATAAAAAAGAGCTTCTAACAGAAGATGAAGTGGAGCTTCTTACCACTCCTTTTGACCTGGCTAATTACAAGAATGCCATCATGGCCAGTATGATGAAAGGAACAAAGAGAAATGTGGAGAGTGAAGACTCAAAAAACGAGGTGGTCGGGTAAGTGATCAGGAGATATTTACCCGACTTATTTATTACGGGACAGTTCATCTGAACCGAGCAGAAGATGACGTATGGTCCATGCCTATTGGTTATCTACTGGATCTTTGGGAATGCCATAAGCAGTTTAGTGGTATTTCAAAACCTAAAAGAGATCGCTATATCGATGACATTATTCCAGAATTTTTATAAGAAAAACATTTAAAGTGGCATCTTAACCGGTGTCATTTTTCATGCCGGGGAGGGGGTGAATCAGTATGTCTGACTTTGGTCTTAAGATAGGCCTTGAGGGTGAGCGTGAATTTAAGAATTCACTTAGAGAAATCAATAGAGATTTTAAAGTACTAGGTTCTGAGATGAAGCTGGTCACATCCCAATTTGATAAACAGGATAAATCTCTACAGGCAGTGACGGCAAGAAATGAAGTCTTAAATAAAGAGATCGATGCTCAAAAGAATAAAATCAGTACCCTAGAGTCTGCCCTCAAAAATGCCGCTGATTCCTTCGGGGAAAATGACAAGAGAACTAAAGCCTGGCAGATTCAGCTAAACAACGCAAACGCAGATCTCAACAAAATGGAGCGAGAGCTTGATGAAAATAATAAAGCTCTTGATGCATCTAGGGATGGATTTGGAAATGCAGGTAAAGAAGCTGACAAGTTTGGAGATGAAATCAAGGACTCAGCTAAAGTAGCAGATGATTCCGGTGGAAAGTTTGAGAAATTAGGCTCTGTTATGAAAGGGGTGGCAACGGGCATTGGTGTGGCCATGGCTGCCATTGGAACTGCAGCAGTGGGTGCGGGAAAGAAGCTTTATGATATGGCAAATGATGCAGCCACTGCCGGAGACGAAGTGGATAAGGCAAGTCAAAGGCTCGGGCTATCGAGACAAGGCTATCAGGAGTGGGAGTATGTCCTTTCACAAAACGGTGCCAGTATTTCATCTCTAGAAACTGGGATGAAGAAACTTAATAGTACCGTGGATGATTCCATCAATGGAAGCGCTTCTGCTACTGAAAAGTTTAAAAGGCTCGGCATTTCCATGGAAGACCTTCAAGGTAAATCTCGAGAAGAAGTCTTTGAGATGACTATTAAAGGGCTTCAGGGTATCTCAGATGAAGGTGAAAAAGCCGCTATTGCCAATGATTTACTAGGAACATCTTCTGTTGAACTTGGAGCGCTCTTAAACCAGACAGCAGAAAGTACGGATGATCTTAAGAATAAAGCCAGTGAACTTGGCCTAGTGATGAGTGATGAATCCATTGATGCTGCAGTTAATTACACCGATGCCATGGATAATCTCACTCGTTCCTTTTCAGGGGTTAAAAATAATATCACTTCACAACTCCTTCCAGGCTTCACCATGGTCCTTGAAGGCCTAACCGGTTTAATACCCGGTCAAGAAGGAGCCGCAGAGCAGTTAAAAGAAGGAGCCAGACAAACGGTGGACCAGATTGCAGTTATCCTGCCACAGATTTTAGAAGTGGTGACAGGACTTATCGCAGCCATTGCTGAAGTGGCACCGGATTTAGTTCTAGCTCTTGTGAATGGTATTTTAGATAATCTTCCTACACTTATTGAAGCAGCAAACAATATTATCATGACCATCGTAGGCGGGCTCATTGAAGCCCTCCCACAGATTACAGATGGTGCACTTCAACTGGTGCTCACTTTGGTAGATGGCATTATTACAAATCTACCGGCCCTTGTGGAAGCAGCCCTTGTGATGATCGTGACCCTGGCCACTGGCCTCGGTGAAGCGATACCTGAATTGATTCCTTCTATCGTTGAAGCAGTGATTCTTATTGCTCAGAAGCTGATCAACAATCTTGATTTGGTGCTAGA